GGATAATGACGAGGTCGCCCTCGTAATCATTCATGTCGACAGCAGTGCCGTCCAGATTGGCGGTGCGTTGAGCAGTCGGAGCAAGAGCAAAATGCTGCAGCTTCTCCAAACCTGTAGAAAGAATGGCCATGATCAGTCCTCCTTAGGAGCGTAGGTGCGTGCCTTGCGCGCGGGCTTGACCGGCTCAGGCTTAATTTCTTCCGTCACCTCAACAGGTGCGGGCTTCTCCACGGCAGGTGCAATAGATGCCTTACCGCTACCAACTAGCAAATTGCCGTCAGCTTCACTCACTTCAAGAAAGGAGCCGGCCGAGACCGACTCCCCCGAGATCATGACCTGACGCAGGATCTCGATCCTCATGATCAGGTGCCGTAGCAGAATGCCACAGGCTGCTTGATCGCAATATCCACGTCCTGCAGAGCAATCACGCGGACAGTGCCAGCAGTTGCGCCAGCATAAGGATCAACGGTCAGATCCAGACCAGACCACATACCCATGATCATCATGGAGAAGTCACCGAACAGCGCATCGTTGTTCAGGAGCTGGTTGGACACGATCACGGGATAGCCGTTGATCTCATTGTCCTCGAACACGAACATGCCAGTGTTAGTGGCCTTCTCGGTCGACTTCAGAGCACCGCGTGCAGCAGCGTTAATGATGTAACGCAGGCTGCCGGCATCAGCGTTAGCAGAAGCAACATCGGTCTCCATGCCGATGTACTCCTCAAAGGTGCCGTAGGTGGTGATGGTCTGGCTGCCAATGCCGGTCGTGTTCACCAGGCCCAGAGGCTGGTTGCTAGAGCCGGTGCCGTAGATAGCAGCACGATCAAGCTCAAGAGCAATCACGCGAGCCAGATCGTTGCGAATCATGCCTTCCACATCGATGGAAGACTGAAGCAGCAGACGACGGCTGTAATCAACAAAAGCACCCACAGTCTTGGGGGTCATGTTGACCTGATCGATTGCCTGCTGGCTTTCGGTCGGGCTGCCGTTCTCACCAACCCAGTAAGCAGTAGCAGCAGAAGTCTGACGAGGGATGCTGATGTTGCCTTGCAGGCCAGTCAGCATAGTCACGCCAGCCTGGGCCATTGCCAGACGGTTGCGCAGCAGATCAATGAACGAACCGCTCAGCAGCTCATCAGCAACCAGGTTGCCACCAGCAGTAGGAGTGCCCACTACCAGATCGCGACGCAGCACCTCGTTAGGAATCACGATGCCATTGCTGGCACGCTCATACTTCTGAGCAGCAGCCTTGCCGACTTCGATTTCAAACTCGGCGGCGCGACGAGCAGAAGCATCACTGGGGTTAGCCAGATAGTTCAGCGCACGAGCAAAGCTGAAAGAACGGGTCTCCTTGTCGGAGAGGCCAACATCATTGCTGGTGATGTCAGCAGAACGAATAGGTTGTTCCACGGGTTGAGAGCCGAGTTTTTCGAGGACGGCAGCGCGAGCCTCATCGACGGTGCGACCACCTTCGATCAGCTCACGAGCCAGGTCTTGCATCTGGTGCTTATCGCCCAGTGCATTAATGGCGGCGATACGGGTACGCTCGGCCTCTGCGGCCTTGGACCGGATCACCTCCAGATCTGGAGTGTTTTCCATTTCAGGTTCAGGTGTTGGTGATGCGGCGAGGGCCGCTTGAATCACGGTCTCATCATTTAGAGACCTGCCAATTCCAATCGTAGGATCAGCAGGTATAGAGACCACGCTGACTTCATAAGGCGACCATCTGGTTGCTACGAAGTCACCGCTTCGTTCTTCCATCTTGTCGATGGAATAACCGAAGCTGATGCCGCGCAAAATATTGTCGCGGACATCAGCAAGGATTTCTTGAGCGAAGCTATTACGCGAAAAACGCACTTTGGCGTATCCGCGCTTCTTCTCTCCGTCAACCCAAGCACGCTCTACAACGCCAACAACACGATTGGGATCGTGGTTAAACAGTAGAGGCGCGCCGTCATTCAGCCGACTCAAGTCAGCCGAATCCATTTCGTGGCTCAATACTTCATTTCCGAAGTAACGCACCACTGGATACTCAGAGCTGAATGGAAATTCAAAACTCCGGTCATCAACTGCACGGAACTGAACGCTTTCAGTGCGCTGATACTTGCCCTCAAGCGAACGGTCGCCAAGTGGCTGGATCTTGCTCAACGTGCTAAACCGATGACCAACCATTGTGTCACTAGGTTCGCCATCGCGATATACACGAATTAGCGCGGCAGGATCCTCTTCGGTCCCATTCACAGTGAAATCACTGTCAGGCACTTCAATGGCACCATTGCGCTCAATTCGCTCAACACGACCGCGAGCGGTCCCGCCAGAGCTATCCCAAGAAACGAAATCACCGCGCTCTAGTGCATCAGGCGCTGCACGTTCTGCTGTCACAGGCTCAGCCTCAATTTGCTCTACTTTAGAGCGCTCACCTGTTGCTTCTTCAAATTCGATTGGGTCATACTCGCGCTCGCTCAACCAAGCGCGAGCCTCGGCAGCAGTGAACTCACTCAGCTTGAAGCGGATTGCCTGCAACTCAGCGCCGGATTCACCTTCTTTGATCCCAAAAATAAAATCAACGCCTTTTCCGCCTGCGTCATTACGACGCCGGAAACGATCGTATTGACCAGGATCACGCAGCCTCGCTGCATGCTCATTTGGATAAGGGCGACCTTCTTCCATTTCTGGTTGTTCAGCCATCAAGCGTTCAGGAATGATCCAGAACTTGCAAACGCCTTCAGGAGCGATATCGCCGCTCACAATTTCGCAACCGCGCGGCCCGGCGTAAAACGCGCAATTCGCACAGACCAGTCCGTCTTCAGCAAACGGACTTTCTTCCATGTAATGCGAACCATGCGGTCCAGCATCCTGTCCAAACTGCCCAAGCTCCTCGGCAATTTCTTCAAACGCCTCATAAAGCTGCACCTGTGGCGCAGTTAGATCGGGCGTTAACTCACGGTCAGAATCCATACGAGCCACAAGTGCATCACTCCATGTTTTACCTGGGTCGCCTCCCCAGGCTGCCCATGCCACCCTTCCTGGCGATGGATATCCTTCTTCGCCAGGGCTAAATCCCTCGGCCTGCTTGTCTACTTCATGGCGAGCAAACCATGCGCTCATCGTCCGAATCGTTTCGTCACTGAGCTCATCACCATTCAAAATCTGACCAGCACGCCGAGCGGCTACATCAGTGCCACCCTTGCGGCCCTCTTCTTTCCAAGCGCGATAACGCCGCGCTTCTTCCTTCATCCCATCAGTCGGCTTGGCGCCCATTACTTCTTCCTCCGGCTACGGGTTGGTGGCTCCTCAGCAGGCATCGGCGCATCAGCAGAAAGCATCGGCTGCTCAATAATGTCTCGATCAAGCTCAACACCTAATCGCTCAGCCGCTGCCTGCTCCCTGGCTAGCTCAGCCAGATTCTCATCAAAATCACCACCAAGCTTCGCCACAATCTGCGCCTTGGTCATATACCCTGCCTGTTCCATTTCCCGGTAAGCCTTCACCTCCTTGAGCGGATCAACCCAATCCCAGCCGCGTGCCATCCAACGCGGTGTGTCGTAACGCTCGGGACGGGTCTCAAAATCATCAAACGGCAGTTCACCCGACAACACCGCAAGAGCTAACCACTCACGGAACACACGCATGTGGAAGTGCTCGATCAAGTAAGACTGCACTACCTTCCAGTGCTCGCGATCCTCAAGCAGTGACAACCTGCTGCTCGAATAATTGGTGTCGCTGAAGTCACGGCTCAGCGTTTCATACGAACAACCGAAGCCACTCGCAAACCGGCGCACCTTGTTGCGCACAAACATCTCATACTGTTGATCCGGCGAATCAATATTTGGAACTGTTACATTTTCCCCGGGCATCAGGTACTTAAACATTCCAGGTTCAAACTCACTTATGCGACGCTCGTTTTCAATATCATCAGCCGTTAATTCACCCTCTTGATTGGTAATAAACCCCATCACGCTTGCGCCAGCCCGCGCTCTGATTACCGCTGCTTCTTCATAACCCTGAAGCTGATGAGCGTCCGTCATCACAGGATGGAACCAGGGTACGCCACGATGTTGCTGCGGCCTCTCTGGGATAAACAAATGGATGACATCTTCCGCCGGAAGGAAGACATGCTTTTCATTTCGCTGCGGGGCATTCTGGAACCAGTAGTCGCCTGGATGGCGCGTGAGGAAGGCGTACCGCACAGGGCGGCCCCATTCGTTAACCTCCACGCCCATCCGCCATTCGTTCCCATTGGCGAGGGTTGGGCCTTGATACTCCTCATCCAGGTAATCAGCCTCAAGCATCTGGAGCGCCAGTGGCACT